GTTTACTCTGCAGGCCCCCCACCGATCCGACAGACCGATGTATTACCTACAGAAGAGCACATGTTTGCTTCTCAGGATATCCTCCTTGTTCGGCTTAACGCGGAACTCGGAGCGAGGGCGGCATTCCAGACTGGCCATTACTGGTTACGCTGGAGTAGTCACCAACTCCTGGGGAGTGAGCAGCTCCCTGTACTAAAGAAGGTTTCGAGGGTCGTATTTGGGAGGTAGCCCGCGAGTTCCCTAGTGCTGGTTACACCGTATACTCTACGAGCTAGCCAGTACCGGAATTCCGGCACTGACAGACACTGAACCTCGGTGGAAAGGAGGGTTGCTCCTAACTACCTTGGTCCAGAGTCCCACCTATACCCTTGTGACCATTAGGTCATCAAGCGGAGCCTCAATCCCTGGTCGGTACTTACGTACTGACTTCAGGATCCAGGTCATATGTCTCCGGGCGCGCCGTTCCTTCAATTCAGAAGTGAATGACACGTCCCAAAGAGTACGACCTGAGGCACGGTTTACCACCGTAAGGAAATCTCTGGACGACCCACGGTAATCCTCTACAAATCTCGCTCGGATCCTACTAATCCAAAAGTAGTACCGAGTCATGAAATTAGAGGCTACCGGGTAGTTGACGGTCTCGACGTACGCGCGTAACGCATACACGAACAACCGTCCGGCTGATCTACAGGTAACTGAAATCAGCCACCAGCCGAGTGGTGTCATCCACAAGATGATCCACAAGGCTAACCCTCTTGGGACCCTCCGCCCTAAAAAGCGGTTTAGGTCCGGAACCACTGTTTCCAGTGGTTTCTTCCAGTTTACTGGAAGGAGAGCAGCCAGGTGACTTGCGAACGCAAGGTCTTCCAAGTACTTATAAATCCCAATCTCCTGGGTTGGGCGAGAGGCTCTAGTTCTCACTAGTTCCTCAAGCTCTTCCACAGTAAGAGAAGGAAGCATTTGTACAAGGAAGATACCTTGCCATAGCGGGAATCCTGGCTGAACACACATAGCAAAAACTATGCGCATCTGGTTTTGGAGTTTCCAAATCGGCGTAGTAAACCGAGGTGGAACCCGAAGCAAGAACGCAACGGTTCTAGCTATAGCTATCGGGAAAAGGGAATGGCCTCTCTTCACAACGTGTGCAAAGAGTGTAGCTGAATCTCCAGGATTGACTACGGCCTGATAAATCAGGCCAATAGGTATTCCAGAGAGATCCTCACCGTCACGAACGAGCCTTTTACAGAACTCGAACGTTCCGGTGCTCGACACCAGTGATTTACTCATTGATATCGACACTCCCCAACCAGTAACCACGGCCAGGTAACGTGAAGCGACGGCATCGTTAAGAATAACGACGTCATCGCCCACAATACCGTACTCCCCAAACCATCCCGAGAAGCCCTCTAAGTGTGCACAGTACTGGACGATAGCATGGTGTGCTAAAGCCAGCATGGCCCAAGAAGAGTAGGCTCCCATTGGTTGCCCAACGGCATACTGACGGTCCTCCCGGTGGGACTCACGTCCCCCGGATGCGTTGACAGTGCTCCATCTGTCCTCCCAATTACGGAAGGTCAGTAAAGCACGCCAGAAGACGCTGAAAGATCCGTCGAAAAGACGGGTCAGCATCAACTGGTAGATATCAACTGGGATCCGATCAGTCGCTGAGGATAGATCGTAAGAGTAAGCAGTAAACGTTGCTCCCTGTTCCTGGGCCTGTACTAACCCTTCTCCGACTTTACGTTGGAGCATGGCAACACAGGACTCCTGACCAAATGTACCGTCCTGAGGAATCTCCCGTAGGACTGCGAAGATCGCTCTGTGCAGTGGTTTTAAAGCCATCTGCGTCCAGAAATCGACGATCGCAACTACACGGATTTTCCCCGCAGCTTCCTCTAATCGAGAAAGCCGGGCGGTTACACCCAGTTTGGAAACCCGGGGACGGATGCTGAAAAGGTACCGAAGGTAAAACCAAACGTGGCCTAGGCCACGTCGGAACCAACCTAATCGGAAGCCCACAATCATCTCTATTCCCTCGTAGGGTTTAACCCCCTTGAGAGAAACAGGGAACGAAAGTGAGCAGACCGAAAAT